TTACAAGTTTGGTCAAGACGAGGAAACATATAACATTGTAGCTGCACATGGCTACTTTGGTAGACTCATTTTCCAATATGCTTCTTTTAATAATTCTCGTAGCTTACATTTCTTTTTGGCTACTTGGCCCGTGGTTGGCATATGGCTCACCTCAATGGGTATCTGCACCATGGCTTTCAACCTTAATGGTTTTAACTTTAATCAGTCCATCGTTGACGCAAACGGCAAGATCGTTCCAACTTGGGCAGACGTTGTAAACAGAGCTAACTTAGGCTTTGAAGTTATGCACGAGCGTAACGCACACAACTTTCCACTTGA